CATGAAGAGCTTTTCAATCTCTTCTTGCGTAAAAGGCTTTTCAACCTTGTGACCGATAAGACACAATTTAAATATCCTAGTGAGATCAGCTGGCAGTCCGATCACAGTACACAATTCATCAGCTCCACAGGCACTCAGATACGGGTTAAGTAAATCTGTAGCTGCTCGGTAATCCACAGATAGCCAATCCCCTTCGAAAGTTTTGAAAAACTCAAGATCGGTTAAAGCTACCGGTTTCCCGATTAGTGCAAACGTGGAGTGCTTCCTCATAATACTGTGAACAAATTTCTGAACTGGCTTCATGAGAAAGTATAAAAATGGCGGCCCCTTCGAGATAACTCGAACCTTAAGGGCCTCAGCCAATGCTACCAATTTAACTTCCACATTGTCACCTTCAGCTTCAGAAATTTCACGTATCCTCGCTCGTATACCTTCGTATACATCTCTATAGCGCTCCGCATAGAGAACCTCGAAGTCAGGATTCACTTCGATAAGCGGCACTTCATCTTGGCCTTCGACACCTTCATCCAGTTTGAATATATCCTTATATTCAAAACCTTCTAAGTCTTCGACTATACCCTGCGAGATGAATTCTCCAAAAGTTCCTAAGTCCGAACGGGTGCTAACATAGTTAGCCTTAACCGTAGGGGCATAGGGCTTATGAAGATCATCATCTGTTATGGTATATCCATCGAAGACTTCTCGAACAGTTCTCCTGACCTCCCCTTCCAGATCACTAAGATCTATATCACGAATTTTACTTCGATCTATAAGATCGTCGATCTCCTTCACATTAGGGATGCCTGAAGTTGGGACTTCTTTAACCGTTGTTAATACAGAGAAAGTATCTTGCAACGCCTTTTCCAGATCACTCTGGTCCGGACGGGGCAAGCCTTTCTTTAAGAACAGGAGTCCAACTGCAAATTCCCAAGCAAGTTTTCGGTCTAAACCTCGAATTATATTATTCATAAATCGTCCCGCCCGTCCTCCGATCAAATGAATTGGATTATCATCCGCTTCAAAGAAAGGAATAGGGGGCAATTCATTTCCAAGAAAAGCCGAAAAAAATGCTGAAAATTTATACTTAAGAAACTTTATCCAACCGCAAGACATTGAGCATAAATGCCAATGCGCAAGGGTAGGTGTGGTCTTCTGACCCCTCCGATCAAAACCATAAAGCTCTAAGTACTCGAGAAGTGTCTCCAAACACAAATTCAATTTATTCTTATCACTGGGATTCCCAGTGGGAGACTTCTCTACCAAACTCGATCCGACAGGAACCCACTTTACCTTCTGTTTACGACCCCTAGGATGCACAGCCTTCACTTTTCGCGTAATGATCATTTGCTGATCAACATGCGTAGAAAAGGATATAGCTGGAGAGCCTAGACGAGTAAAGGAAGAAAAAGGA